AACTCCCCGCCAGTCTGGTTAACCGGTTACGGGGAGTTTTAATTTCTAATTGTATTACAATTTTAAGGTTAATTTCAATATGTCTGACAAAACATGTTTAAAAACATCTTTTGTCAGACATATAATCTTCAATGTATTCGATCAATTCTTTCTTTCAAACATTGCAAATAACTGTTCATTGCGGTTGCTTGCACTTGTAAAAGAGCTTTCTGAACATCATCAACATCTTTTACTTTTTCTGATACTAAAAAAGCATCCAGTTTGTTTAGCTTTTCTTCAAGCTCAACTTTTTCGGTTTCTAACCGTGTTTTAAAATCGTTCATAATATTTTTGGATTTTACAAAGCCCGTCCAAGGCTATATTTTCAAAAAAGACTAGGCTCACAATTTACCCGGTTAACCTGGCTTACTTTTTCACTCTTCAAACTCGCATGATAAAGCAAACATCGAAACGAAAATCGAAGGAGTTGAACGTGTCCGGGGTTGTAGTCAAATCCCCTTCGCTTCCAGTTTTTGATTATCCGATTATTAAACCGTTCCTGAGAAATATACCAAGCATTCATTTCACTTTTTTCAATTTAAACTCATTTTCAGTGACTGCCTTAATAATTAACTCATCGGCCATTGATCGAAATATATCAGGTAATTTTTCAGCATAAACGCGATTTAAAAAGTCTTTTTTATGCAATTCCAATCTAAAAGAGATAAAAGCATCTTTTTTAGCGTTTACATTTTTAATCTTATTCCGACCACTACCTATGCCTCCCATGATTATAAATGTTTACATTAATAAGCTTTACCGTGTTTAAATTCCCTTGTCTCATTGTATCGCATCTTTTGTTCGATGTGCCAGTCAATGTCAATGCCTTTATGACCACATAAATCCAAAATGCGAATAATAACATCCGCAAGTTCATCTTGAAAGGAATCCTTAATTGAATCTTCAAATAATTCATTAAAGGTGCAAACTGAGGTAGGTTCATTAATCCATTTATTAAATCTTTCAATATTTGCATAAATTCCCTTTCTGTCTGCTTCCAATGCTTCCGACAATTCAGAGACTACCAACATCAAAAGCGTTCCTGTTTCTAAAGGCTTTTCATAAAAACCTTTGTTTACCGCATTTTCATGCGCCCTTTTGGCTAATTCGTTTAGTGTCATAATTTAAAATTTATCTTTTGGTTCGTAAAAATTATTAATTTCAAATCCTACTTTTGGAACATCATAAAAACCTGTCATTTCATTATTAGCAATAATTTCAAAATCTCCACAAATACCCCGGCGATTTTTTGCAATTGACAAATAAAACTTCTGATCTTCCTCGTTCCTCCAGGGAAATATAACTATATCCGCATCCTGTTCAATAGCTCCCGACTCCCGTAAATGATGAAGTTCCGGTTTAACATTTGCCGCCTGTCTACTTAACTGAGAGAGGCAAATAATCGGAATATTCTGATCAAGTGCTATTTCCTTCAATGTCCGGCTGATCTCGCTTATTTGCTGTTCTCTGATTGCTTTTTTGTCGAATGGTTTAACAAGCTGAAGATAATCAATAATAATCAAATCGCATTTATTACGTTTTTTATTTTGAATTGTATTTGATTTAATTTTAGAGGAAGTTAATCCAGCAAAATCATTCCAAATAATTGGCAATTTATCCAAACGAACACAAGCGGAGTTTAGTATATCCCATTCTTTATCGGTCAATCTTCCATCCCTCAAATCAAGTCGATTAATCCCGGATTCGCTCGAAAACATAGTCCGCATTAAATCAGAACTTTTCATTTCAAAACCATAAAAATTAACCCATTTGCCATTTTCAGCCGCTTTTTTAGCAAAATGCAAAGCAAGGGAAGTTTTACCAACTGCAGGACGTGAAGCGATAATTATTAAATTAGTATTCCTCCATCCCCCTGTTGCATGATTTAAAATTCCCAGTCCTGTCGTAATTCCTGGTTGTTTCCCTTCCTGAGTAAAGGCACAATCTTTTTCAAGTTCAATGATAGCTTCATTAATGACATCTGACTGGCTTATTCCCGTGTTTGTTCCAAGTCCTAAATCTTCAAGAATAGATATTTTATGCCTAAAATCAGAGAGTAATTCATCTATTTCAATACCATCCTTAAAAGCTTCATTAACAGTTTCAGTTCCAATTCTAATTAATTCCCTTTGCATAAAAAGTTGTTGAATTATCCGGGCATGGTATTCGATATGTGCAGCACTGGCAACCCGTGATGTTAGTTGAGTTAAATAAACTGGACCTCCGATATTATCAAGTTGGTTAATATCTTTTAATTCTTTAGAGACGGTTAATAGGTCGATAGGTCGATTAAGTTGTGAAAGCTTAATTATTGAGGTAAAAATAATCTGATGATAAGTTAAATAAAAACTTTCAGATTTAAGAATTCCCGTTATTTTGTGGATTGAATCTTGTTCAATCATTAGTGAACCTAGCACAGCTTCTTCTGTTTCAAGTGACTGAGGTGGAATTTTGCCGTAGTTTATTGCATCCATTCTTTTGGGGTGTTTATTATTGGTTTTGAGGTAGTTATTTTATTACTTTTCTCTTTTTCACGTCTTAACCAGGTTTGAAGTCTTAAATTTAATTCCCATGTTTTTTCAAGTTCAAATCTCATTTTTATTTTTGATTTGTTTGTTTCACTCCAATAATCAAAAAAAGCTCTTATAGTTTCTTTGGAATAAATTTTTGCAAAAGGGACTAAAGAATTATAAAAATCTTTTTTTCGTTCAGCTGTCGCTGTAAGCGAAGCAAGTCTTTTTTTCTCAATTTCTTCTTTTTTTGTACCTAACTCTTTTTTTATATCATTATCACTAACACTAACACTTACTATTACGGCTTCGTTTGCTTCGTTTTGCTTCGTTTTTAAAGCATTTGCTTCGTTTGCTTCGTTTTGCTTTTTTAATCTTCTTGATTCACCACTCTTAATTCCTCCCAGCCTTCCTGATATTGATTTAGTTTCTTTTATATTTTCCCATCTTATTAAATCCCTTTTAAGAGTTTGTTTAATAGGTTCAAAAACTAAGTCAATAATAACATCTTTAGTTTGGGGATTTTCGTCATTTACATAGCTTAAAATATGCTTAAATAGTTCTCCGGCTTTTTCATCTGGAAGTTTTTTTATTGTGTGAATAATATCACAATAAAGCAAAAATGATTTTTTATTCTCAGCCATTTTACAATTTGTTAAAATTTATTGCCGAAAAAATTATTTCGTTACCAACCTGATATAATCAGTTCCCGAAATTTGCTCAACTACATGTTTACCTTCTTGAATCTCTTTATCGAGAGTTACGCGATTGATGCAATATTTCTTCGCATAATCGCTTTTTTTCATTAAATCTTTTCGCACAATAATCTTTTTCATTATGTAAAATTTTTAGTTTGAAAAAATCCGGCTTTCGACTGGCATCTATTCGCCGGATTTCAATCAATTATTTCTAAACCAAATCCTAATCCGAAACAAATGTAATAATAAAAATGTTAAAATCAAATAAAATCCTGATAGTTTTCAACAAATGATGAAAAAATTAAATCAGAAGGGTTTGGCAAGGTAATTCCATAATCCCGGAGCATCATAATTTGAATCTTTTCAAGATAATCAGTAAATTGTTTTGTATCAAGTTCAGTCGTGGAAATTGGCTTAGTGACTTCCCCTGATAATCCTTTTACAGTTTTAAGGGGCAAAAATCGACGTTTAAGCTCTAAATGTATTTCATCCCTATCTCCACCGGTTTCATCGCAAATACAAGCCAGCCATAGCCAATACAAACGATTCTGAGGCAAAGACCTAATCTCTCTTTTTATTTTGATCGAAATAGACCATTTTTTCTGATCCGAAAGTTGATCAATTACCTGGTGAATCTTTTGTTTATCAAAGGCAGATTGAATGGTGTAATTCATTGCAAAAATGTAAGAATCAATTTATTTTGTTTCGGGCTGCATAACTTCTGGCTCCTGAATGTCATCGAAAATCTGCTGATATTTACTTTCTTCCGGCAAATCTTCAATTTCGTTTAAATGTTCGTTGGAAATTGCAGCAATAAGCTGATCGCTGAAATTTGTTTTTGGCAAAAGCTTAAACAACCTCTTCAAAGCGGTTTTTTTCCACATTTCATCTTCCCAAGTTTCCCACGGCGAAAATTTACGGGAATCTTCTTTTTTCCAAGATTCAGAAGCACCACGCACTTTTTCAATTTCTTCACGGCCTAAAACCTCAAATTGAAAACCACCATCACGAAAAAATGCAACCGCATAAGCTCCAATCATCGCTCCATGATTATTTAGCGTTGGCTGATGTTTGAAATAAGGATCTGTTCCTTTTCGATAATCAAACTTATCATTAGCATAAATAACTCCCGCATCGACATTTTTAACAGCCCCGGC